TGGGGATAAAGATGGCGTAGACCAATTGGTACGATTACGTACCGGTGGCGGCCACCAAATCCTAATGAATGATACAGAAAAAGTTTTGTATATAGCAAGCGCCACAGGACAACAGTGGTTAGAATTTAGTCCTGACGGCAGCATTAACGTATTTGGTGCTGGCGGATTTAATTTACGTACCAAGGGCGCTATTAACATGCACTCAGATGCGGCTATTTCTATGTGTGCGCCAGTTATTAAAATAGATGCTGTAGTAACCGGTGCTACGCCAACTAAACCGGCAATTAGTATTACTAGTCAAGGTAATTTTAGTGCTAGTGCCGTTGATGGCATAACACTTAAAAGCGATCTTTCACTTAGTTTAAGTACGTTAGGTAAAGCTAGTCTGACTGCCGGGGCCACGTTATCATTGAGTGCGTTAGGCACAGCAAAATTATCAGCAGGCGGCAGCACAACAGTATCTGGTATGGGAACATTAAATCTCACTGGTGGATTAATAAATTTAAATGGATCGGCCCCATTACCTCCAATGCCTCCAATGCCGTCTCTTCCAACAGTACCTACCACGCACCCCGATGTTGGTTGGTTGGGCACTGGCTGGGTAGTAGATTCTTTTGTATTAAGTACTTGTAAAGTAGTACCAACACACGAACCGTGGACCCGCCCGGCGGCAAAGAAATAATATGGATATTGGAATAAAAAACGCCGTTGGACAAGCTATCATTAACCCACTACCACAGAGTTGGTTGGGTAGAGTAGACATGCCACCGGTATTACCGGCCTACGCAAATATCTACGTATTAACTAATATTCAAATACGTAATTTACAGGCGCAGATAGGCTACAATAAAAGTTTTTGGGACTATACAAAAATTGGCATAGGAAACACCATCGGTAGGTATCAATTTTCGCCAGCATTGTTAGAAACATATGGACTATTGGCTAATGGATCAACTGAACATTATGGTACTGACTGTGTTAACTACACTAATTGTTGGCGCCCAATCACTATTAGAAATAGCAATGGCTATGCTAGTTATTTGTATAACGATAGCAATTTAACTACATTTTTAAACAATAGTAACTCACAAGAGCATCTAGCTTATCAGTATATCTATGATTTGTATACAGGCTTAATAAGCAATGGCGCCATAACTAAGACAGATTCAGCTGACGTGATAGCCGGTATGATCAGCGTGTCCTGGGATTTAGGAATTGGCACTACACCCAATGGTAATAACAGCAACGGAACCGGTGCCTATGCTTGGCGATATCATAATGTTGGCACTGGTGCAAATGCGTACAATAGCGGTCGCTACGCCATCACAATTCTAAGTCAATAAATACTATTATGATCACATATCGCGGCTTTAGCACACTACAAAATACTAAAAAGTATACCCTAACGGACTTTGAACTAGCCAAGCAAGACTTGATTAACTATTTTAATATTCGTAAAGGGCAAAAACTAATGCAGCCAGGCTTTGGCACCATTATTTGGGATATGCTATTTGAGCCCCTCGACGAAGCAACACAACAGACTATTAGCCAAGACATTAAACGTATTGTTGGGTATGACCCTCGACTGCGTGTAGGGCAAGTAGCCGTTAGTCAACAGGACACAGGGTTTCTAGTACAGTTAACTTTATCATATGTGCCCAACGATCAATCGGCTACCATCGCATTAAATTTTAATCGCAACAATCAAACGCTAACTTCCAAAGTTAATTAACTAGTCATATAATTAACCTAAATAAATACATGATATAGGTAAACATATGACCCAAACCACACGTCAAACAAGCCTTTTAGTACAGCAAGACTGGACTAAAATCTATCAAACTTTTACTAACGCCGATTTCACAAGTTACGACTTTGAAACTTTGCGTAACAGTATGATTGGCTATTTAAAAACATATTATCCAGAAACATTTAACGATTTCCTAGAAAGCTCAGAGTATCTAGCTTTAATAGACATGATTGCTTTCTTGGGCCAAAGCCTGAGTTTCCGTACAGATTTAAACGCACGTGAGAATTTCTTAGATACCGCGCAACGTCGTGACAGTATCCTTAAATTGGCTCGCATGCTAAGTTACAATCCCAAGCGCAATACAGCAGCTAGTGGATTATTAAAAATTGACAGCATTAAAACAACAGAAACATTGTCTGATAGCAACGGTGTAAATTTATCTAATTTAACAGTACACTGGAATGACCTAACAAATGATAATTGGCTAGAGCAGTTTACAACAATTTTTAACGCCTCGTTAACTTCCACACAGCAATTTGGTAAACCGGGCAATAGCCAAAAAATTAATAACATCCAAACAGATGAATATTCAGTTGCTCTGAATCCTAATACATTACCTGTTGCTGGATTTAGTGTAAACGTACAAGGTACCGCCGTTAATTTTGAAGCAGTTAGCGCAACGTCCATTGGCGAAACTTATATCTATGAAGATGATCCAACTCGCCTTGGTCAGTTTAACATATTATATCGTAATGATAACAATGGCAATGGTAGTAACAATACCGGTATGTTTTTATTCTTTAAACAAGGATCGTTAACTGCTAGTTCTTTTAATATCACCAATGCTATTCCAAATAATTTTGTTCCTGTTGCTACAAACAATATTACTGACAGCGACCATTGGTTATACAGTTTAAATGTTAATAATAATCCATCAACTAAATGGACTCCTGTGCCAGCATTACCTGGTATCAATGTTATTTTTAATAATTTAAAAGAAAAGAATTTATATCAGATTAATACACTGACTAACGACCAAATTAATTTGGTATTTGGTGATGGCAGCTTTAGTAACATTCCACAAGGAGCTTTCCGCTTTTACTATCGCGTTGGCAACGGAATAACATATAGTGTTGGACCAGACGAAATGTCAAGTGTTAGTGTTGCTTTTAGTTATATCAGTAAAAACAACAAAGTCGAAACGTTAACAGTTACGGCCAGTCTAAAATATACTGTGACCAATGCCAATTCTGCTCCAAGTCTGAGCAGCATTAAGTCTAGTGCTCCACAGCAATACTATACACAAAACCGTATGATTACTGCGGAAGATTATAATATCTTCCCATCAACCAGTTTTACCAGCATTCAAAAAATTAAAGCAGTTAATCGTTCAAGCTCGGGGGTGAGTCTATACCTAGATGCCATTGATCCAACAGGAACATATTCTAGCACAAACATTTTTGGTGACGACGGCGTTCTAAGTGTTAATAATACTGTAAGTTCAAGTAGCTTTAGTTTTTTAACTACCAATGATATCTATAGAGCAATTTACGATCAGGTGATTCCAATTATTAATAGTACAGAAGTACGCAACTATTACTATGCCACCTATCCGCGTTATAATACTCCGGCAACATTAGGCAGTAATGTTGTATTTGTATTAGCCGGCAACTCAACGTCAACTAGCTATGGGCTATTGGCTAATATTGTGGCTAACACCATTCAACAAATAGGCATAGGTGTAACAGGCAATTTACAATACATAACTACAGGTGCTAGTTTATTATTTAAAGCTCCAGCTGGACATTATTTTGATAAACAACATCAAATACAAGCAGGTGATTTGCCTAAGTCCGGGGACAACTCAACCAGTTTCTACGCAACAGTTACCAGCGTAGTGCCAAATAGTGATGCGTATACTCCCGACCAGGTTACATTTGGTACATTTGTGCCAAACAATGCTATCCTATCTGGCATCAATGGGATTATGCCATCATATAAAAATGATATAAATCAAACATTGGCGTCTACATTAATTAGTCAGATACAGGCTAAATTAAATTTTGGATTGACGTACGATCAAGTTAATCAAACTTGGGCAAACATATTGCCCGCTGACATTGGCACAAGTACTACCTGGCTATTAAAATTTACTTATGTACAGGGCCTATATACAATCAGCTATAGAAGTCTTGAATATTACTTTGGCAGCTCAGGTAAAACAAATTTTTACTTTGATCCAACTACTAAAGCATATGATTCAACGACGGGATTAAGTGTAGCTGACACTATCAAGATACTACGTATTAATCCCGACGTTAATACCGGCGGATTGTTAAACAATGATGTTGTTTGGCAAATCTATAATGCCGTTACACAAAACGACGGCTATGTAGATCAAAGTCGTGTACTAATTAGAAGCCCGTCCTTACAAATGACAGACGTACCAGACAATTTAGATTTATACACCACTGTGGCTAATACAGCAATTAGTAGAGATAGTTTATATTTCCAATATAAGCATAACAGTCCTAGCCGTAGCCGCATTGATCCTACCCCAGTTAATTTAATTGATCTATATATTTTAACTTCTAGCTATACTACAAACTACGTTAATTGGTTGCGTGATCTGTCTGGAACTATAACAGAACCATTAGCACCGACTAGTAGTAGTTTGGCAGAAGCATATTCTACATTAGATAACTTTAAAACTGTTAGTGATACAATTATATATAATCCGGCACAATTTAAACCTTTGTTTGGAACCAAGGCAGCCACTAATCTACAAGCTCGTTTCCAAGTAGTTAAAAATCCTGCTGCAGGCGTGACCGATAACGAAGTAAAGAGTCAAGTTATTAATGCTGTTAATAATTATTTTGACCCCAGTAACTGGGACTTTGGCGAAACATTTTATTTTAGTGAATTAGCCGCATACCTACATGCGACGTTGGTGCCAAATATTTCAAGCATTGTTATTGTGCCGGCAAGTAATAATTTAGTATTTGGTAACTATTTCCAAATTAATGCTGAGCCATGGGAAATTATTACCAGTGCTGCTACAGTCAATGATATTGATATTGTGTCAGCAGTAAGTGCGGCACATTTAAATCTTGGCAATACATTAGTTGGAGGTGTTGATTAATGGCTTTATTTAATACCATTAATTTTTTACCACAAGTCTTTCAGTCGGCAACAAATCAACGATTTCTTGGCGCTACGCTGGACCAATTGGTTACAGACCCAGTCACGGTTCCAATCAATGGTTACATTGGTCGACGCTTTAGCCCTACTTATAAAGTGGGGGATAATTATGTCCCAGAACTTACAGCCCAGAGACAAAATTATCAACTTGAACCCAGCGCAGTAGTTAAAGATACTAATAGAAACGTTGAATTTGTTGGTAGCTACATTGATTTATTAAACAGTATTAACAACAACAACGGTACAACTAATAATCATCAAAGATTGTTTAACGCTGAAAGCTATAACTATGATGGTAAATTTGACTACGACAAATTTGTAAATTATTATAATTATTACTGGTTACCTAACGGTCCTACCGCAGTACCGGTAATTACAAACTCAGTTCCTTATGTACAAAATTTTGCTGTAACACGAAATACTACAGTTGGTGGTTATACATTTACTGGTACTGGGTCACAACCAAATGTGCAGTTGACTTTAGCACGTGGCGGTACCTATACATTTACAGTTAATCAACCTGGCATTAACTTTTGGCTACAAAGTAGCCCCGGAGTTAATGGGACAGATCCAAATATTTCTACTATTAACACACGTCAAATATTTGGTGTTAAAAACAACGGAACAGACAATGGTCAAATTACATTTAATGTTCCTTTGTCTACTGCCCAAGATTTTTACACACAAAAAACTATACCACCGGGCGGTAGTGTCAATGCGGCATTAAATTTACACTATACAGATATCCAAAATCAATCTCTTAACTCTTTTTTACAAAAGTTTCCTGACGGATTTGATGGCATTACTAACGCAGTTTTATTACGTAACACAACTTTTATTTTTATTTCCAACGACCAAGATGATGTGTATTGGACAACACCTAAGGTTGCTGATGGTCTATTAACTACCGCACAAGTAGCGGCCAGTGTTATTAGTGAATATAGCATTATCAATAAAGAATATCGTCCAAGCGTATGGAAAATTAATTTAGTCCCTACAGTCTTGGGCAATGACTATGTAATCCAGCTTACTGCTGACACTCCAATTACTGCTGGAAAAGACAAGGTATTTGTACAATCTGGAAAAACGTATGCTAGCAATCAATTTTGGTTAGACAATACAAATAGATATCAGCTGGTCCCTTTGATTACTGCCACAAAAGATTATTTGTATTATCAAGATAGTAATAATCCAGATTTTTTTGGCCAAATTAAATTAGTTGATAATTTAACCAGTACCATTGATATTGCTAAAGATATTATTGGTAGTATGGGCTATGTTAGTCCCAATGGTGTAATTTTTACCAATGGATTAAAAATAGCATTTGACAGTTTTGTAACTCCTAGTACCTATGCCAACAAAGAATTTTATGTCGAAGGAGTAGGTACTAACATAAAACTAGTCCCAGTTGAGCAAATGATTGTACCAGAGAACTTTGGTAAAGATATTGCTACCATAGCAGACTACATTACAGTAAGCAAAGCCTCCTTAGATCGTAATCCGTGGACTCGTAGTAATCGTTGGTTCCACAAAGATGTTATTTTAAAAACCGCTGGCTATAATAATACGCCAGCCAATTATGGTCCTAATATACCTGGGCGTAGACCAATCATTGAATTTAACCCTGGGCTACAATTATTTAATTATGGTGTAGAAGCTAAGAATTCAGTAGACTATATTGTATTAGAATCAACCGATGCATTTCTTGATATCGAAGGACAAATTACAGCCTCTATAGATGGTAATGTGTTAAAAAATGGCGACCGTGTTATTTTTACCAATGATTACGACATTACAATTATCAATGAAGTTTGGCAAGTTAAAATTGAACTTATTAACAATACCAATTATATTACTTTACTGAAAACCGGCGACGACCCAATTTTAAGTGGACAAAACGTTTTAGTAACCAATGGCAACCATGCTGGCAAAACCTATCGCTATACTGGGTCAATATGGCACGAGTGCCAAGAAAAAACATCAGCCAATCAAGCACCGTTGTTTGACTTAGTTGATGCTGACGGCTATAGTTTTAGTGATACTACAGCTTACCCGCTGAGTTCGTTTGCAGGGTCAACATTATTTGGTTATAAAGTTGGCACAGGCAAAAATGATTTGGAACTAGGATTTCCTTTAAGCTACAAGAATTTTAATAACATTGGCGACATAGTTTTTAATAACTATTATGATTTTCAATTTGATGCGGCTAATAACCCAACCACGGCAATTTTTACCTATAAAGAAAATCAAACCACTGTTAGTCGCGCTCTTAATTCGGGTTACATGGTCGTTAACAACGGCCTATTAGGGACAGAGAAAGTTAATAATTGGGTTAAAACTTTAGAAGATACTACACAGTATCAAATTTTTACTAAATTCTTTGATGGTAACGTAGTTACTATTAGTAACATAGAATATGCGTTTGTACAAATTGATGTACTACCATCTACGCAAACTTATATTCCACATCTAAAAGTTTATCTAAATAATCAACTTTTAGTAACAGAAATCGATTATCAAATAGTCAATTATGGCGCATATAAAATTGTAACGTTAAACACCTTGCCAACAGTTGGCGACAAAATTGATGTGGCGGTGTTTAGTGCAGATGTTAGTGCCACCGCCTACTATGAAATTCCTGAAAATTTAAATTACAATCCTTTAAACGAAAATTTTACTCAAATTACCCTGGGGCAATTACGTTTACACTATAATAAATTGATTGAAAATACAGCATCTAATTTAACTAATAATATTCCTTTACAAGATCATTATATAAAACAAAACGGCGGAACATTAATACAACATAGCGCACCAATGGTGTATGCTATGACTTTTTTAAATGATCCAACTGTAAATTTTGTTAACGGATTAAATTTAGCTCGTAAAGAGTATGCCAAATTTAAAAATAAATTTTTAACTTTATGTTCTACTGGACCAAACCTGAGTCAGACTGATGTTGTAATAGGTGTAGATTCTATTTTAAAAAATATTAATGCCGTTAAGAATTCAAGTTTTCCTTGGTACTATAGCGACATGGTGCCACAAGGCAGCGAATACAATACTATTACCTATACAGTATTAAATGCTCGTCAGGTTAATTATCAAATTAGTGTTATTTTTGATAATACTAAATTAAGCAATCGCGCTGTATTAGTTTATGTTAACGGTCAACAACAAACATTAAACAAAGATTTTAAATTTAGTTCAATTACTCCAGAAATTAACTTCCTGCGTAGTTTTGTAGTTGGAGATGTAATTACCATCAGAGAATATAATAATACCGACGGTAACTATATTCCAGAAACCCCAACTAAACTAGGTCTATATCCAAAATTTGCCCCAGAGATCTATATAGATGATACATATCAAACTCCAGTAACAGTAATACGTGGTCACGACGGCAGTATTACTCCGGCCTTTGGTGACTTCCGTGATCAGTATCTATTAGAATTAGAATTGCGTATCTATAACAATATAAAAACTAATTACGATGCTAATCAACTTAATCTTTATACAGTATTACCGGGGCGTTTCAGAACGACAGATTATACATTAGAAGAATATACTGCTATACTAAGTCAAAATTTCTTAGGTTGGGTCGGCACCAATTCAGTTGATTACGTTTCAAATACAACCTATGACGGTAACAATTCCTGGACATGGAATTATGCTAACTACAACGATACTGTTGACAATAGTAAACTACAGGGGTCTTGGCGTGCCATTTTTAATTATTGGTATGATACCGACACCCCACATTTAACACCTTGGGTAATGTTAGGATTTAACGATCGTCCAACCTGGTGGAATAACCGTTATGGTGTTGGGCCCTACACTGGCGGCAACAGCTTATTATGGCAAGATTTAGAAGCTGGTTATATATGGAACGATGGTATCTCGTATTATGATGCTAAGTTTGCTCGCCCCAACTTAACAAAATTTATTCCAGTTGATACCGCGGGTAACTTGATTAGCCCCGCCAGTATACCATTAACTAATACTCCTACTAGCAGTCATTATAATACAGCCTATTCGAGCGCAGATTTTAGCGTTGGCCAACAAGGGCCAGCCGAAACAGCCTGGCGCCGTAGTAGCGATTATCCGTATGCTGTACAATTAACCTTGGCACTAACTAAACCAGCCAAATACTTTGCTACCCAACTAGACACATCAAGATTTGTTACAAATCCAGTTACTGGACAATTTTCAAATTCAAATAATCAACATATTGCGCCTGGCATTTTAACAGTTAACGGTAATGCTAGCTCGGGCACAATAGCTCGTACCAGCGGATATATTAACTGGATTGCCGATTCTATTAAAAATCTTGGCATTGATCCAGTTAGTAAAATTACACAATATTTTTCAAACTTAAACACACAATTAAGTTATAAGGTTGCTGGATTCACTGATCCTAAAATACTAACAATCAGCGCAGAACAAACTACACCTGGTTCTAAAGGTGCCAGCGTTATTATCCCAGATTCTAATTACAATGTTTATCTAAATAAATCTGTGCCTGTATTAACAGCAGTTTATAGTGCAGTTATTGTAGAAAAAACAATGTCGGGATATAGTATTACAGGGTACGATCCTACAAATCCTTTCTTTACTATTATACCAAGTATTGCTAATAGTAAAACGACATCGGTTTTAGTCAATGATGTTAGTATTCAATTATATCAAGACTCGTCAAATATTATTAAAACAATTCCCTATGGAACAGAGTTTAGTAATATCCAACAAATAGCAGATTTTTTAATCAGCTACGAAAGATATTTGGTTGCTCAAGGATTTAGTTTTACACAATTTGATCAAGACCTGCAGTCTACCAGAAACTGGTCACTAAGTGTTCGCGAATTTTTGTATTGGGTACAACAAGGTTGGGCACCTGGCACAATTATTGTTCTTAATCCTACTGCCACCGTACTACAACTAACGTCAACAAATTCAATCGTTGACGAAGTAACAAACGTTGCCAATGGTAATAAATTATTAGATCAAAATTTCTTGCCTATCAAGAACAACGATTTTACCTTAGTAAGAACGGAAAATGCCGGCACAAATAATAATTTTATTGTTAAAAGTTTAAATGGGGCAATGATTGCTTATGCCCGGTTAAATTTAGTACAGTACGAACATACTATTATATTTGACAACGTTGACGATTTTGGCGACATCATCTATATCCCAAGTCAAGGCACACGCCAGTATCGTTTAAAATTATCTGGTTATAAAACAGGTGCTTGGGATGGTGCGCTAAGTGCTCCTGGCTACATTTATAATAGCCCTATAATTAATCCTTGGGTAGCAGACACAGATTATCGGTTAGGTGATATTGTTGAATATAACAATTTTTATTATACCGCAACTCAAGATATTACCGCTAGCACAACTTTTAATAGTCTGCTCTGGACACAAATACAAAAAGATAGTATACAAACCGGACTACTACCAAATTTTGGTTTCAATGCGGCACAGTTCAACAGAATATACGACGTAGACCATCCGCCAATTAGTGAGACATTCCAGGCTTATTCGGCAAGCCTAATAGGCTTCCGCCAGCGTCAGTACTTAACTGACTTAGGAATTAGCGTACCCACACAAACTAAATTTTATCAAGGGTTTATTAAAGAAAAAGGTAGCATGAATGCTATTGATGCTTTGACTAAAGCTAACTTTAATAATGTACAAGGTAACATTAGCGTTTATGAAGAGTGGGCATTCAGGACTGGTTTATACGGAGGAATTAATAGCAATAACTATAGCGAATTTGTGTTAGATCAAAGTGTTTTTACTACTAACCCTGTGACATTTACAGTTGCCGATACTTATGGCACAGGCAATATCATTGTTGATTTAACTTTGGCCAATATCTACACCGCTAGTAATACAAGTAGTACCAACACAGCAATGTATTTAAATCGTGTAGACAACAAATATATTCGAGACTTGCCTGATATTGGCTATGTTAATTTAACGGATGTAGACTATACTATTTTTGATATTAATAACATTGTTGAAGCTAATTCGATTATCCAAACCGTTGGCAACGGTGACAAAGTTTGGGTTGCAAAGGATATAAACAACAAATGGGAAATACTACGTATTAATGCAACGCATCTCCACGCCGAGGCAATTGAGTACACATTAGATTCATATGGTTTATTAAAATTTGATAACGGACATAATTTTAATGTGGGGGATCTAGTATTAATAAAATACTTCAATGATATGTTTGACGGAGTTTACGAAATACATAGCATACCAAATTCAACGTCTGTAGTAATCCGGGTCACAGATCCAATGGCACTACAGACGCTGATCCAGACTGTTACCGTAACAGGGTCTGGCATTGTATACATTTTAAATTCTGCCAAGGTCGCAACAGTCAGTGAGTTAATAACAACTACTCCTCCATTGAATGGCTGGAAAGAAAACGATCATATATGGATTGACCGTGTTAATAGCAATGGATGGGGGGTGTACACATATACAACTCCTTGGCGCAGTAATTTAGCCACTCGACTAGTCAATAATACAGTAACCTCGCACCAATTTGGTTCTGCTGTACGTATTGATTCTGCTCGCAATTTAATTTATGTTGGTAATCCTGGATCTGCCAATGTAAAAGTATTTTCAAACACTGGGCAGTATATTAATACTATTACAGGTGATGCTGGCTTTGGCACAAGTATTGACGCACAAGGTAATTTGTTAGTTGTTGGAGCACCAGTGACTGGAAACGTTAGCTTGTTACAATACCGTGGTAATGCCATCATTGGCAAACAAATATTGACCAATGCCGGCGGAAATGTGATCGCTGCCAGCCAAGATCAGGAATGGGTCTATTCGGCTAATACTATTAGTGGTAAAGTAAATGCTTATACTCATGACACAGTAACTTATCTAAATGTTGGTAATAATGTCACTGTGGCAATAAACGATGTAATACATCAGTCTAATGTCAATGGTTATATTACAGCCACCGGAAATGTAGCGTATGTTAGTACTGGTAATGTAATTAGTCTACGCGATGTAGTGGGTACGTTCCAGTCTAATGTGGGCAATGTTTTACTCAATGGATTTGGTAACACGTATGTTTATAAAAATGCCGCCAATTTAACAGCCAATGTTTCTAGCACCAGCACCGCGGTACAATATTTGGTTATGGGTGTAATGTCGGGCACTGGCAGCAACGGATTTGGTGCAGCACTTAAAACTAACAGTGACGGGTCGTTAGTCTACGTAGGAGCACCGTTATCAACAAACACCTATGCTCATGACGGTAGCGTTTATGTTTACGCCAGATCTGGAAGAAACTTTACACTCACCGAAACATTAACTAGCCAATATAAAAATCAAAATGCCAAATTTGGCACAAGCCTTGCTGTAGATAGTACGGTTGGAAATTTATATATTGGTGTTCCGGGGTCAAGTGCCACAGGGCAAAATAACGGACTAGTTGAACGTTGGGTACTTGATGGTACTTACGTATACGATCAATCAATAGTACATCCTAATGCAGATGTTGGTGCCTTTGGTACTAGTATAAGTGTTAGCGGCGACGCAAAAGTACTAGCAGTAGGAAGCCAAGGTAGTTCATCGGAAGAAACAACTACATTTGATAAAAATGCCACTACCATTGATTCTACAACTACTAAATTTATCGATCATATTTTAAACAGTGGTGCTACTTATATATTTGAGCCTGTTGTTGATCCTTTGGTTGCTGAATCTTTGGGCAAATATGTTTATATACAAGAACTTGAAGCACAAGTATACAGCGGCGATCAATTTGGGTCTGCTATAGATGTTACTAGAAATCTTGTTGCTGTTGGGGCACCAGGTTCTCGTAATGGTACTGGCACCGCATTTACATTTATAAACAGCACACAAGCACCTGCTTGGTCATTGACTAGAAATCAACAACCGATGGTTAATATAGATAGTATTAGTCGAACGTTCATTTACAATAAAACTAATAATAATATTTTATCTGCGTTAGACTATATTGATCCGGCTAAAGGTAAAATATTAAATTCAGTTGCCCAAGACATAGATTATCAACTCGATAGAGATCCTGCAGTTTATAATAAAGGCACAGGCACAATTAATTCTGATTTACATTGGGGCTCTGAGCAAGTTGGGCAAATTTGGTGGAACCTTGACACAGTCAGATATATCAATTACGAGCAAGATTCTCTTAATTATAGATTACACAATTGGGGTAAACAATTTCCAAATAGTAGTGTAGATGTTTATCAATGGGTACAAAGTTCTGTGCCACCAGCACAATATGTAGGGAAAGGCACACCGTTCCACATAGACAATTCGGCCTACTGCACTGAAAGTTATGTTGACCAAACAGGATCAATAAAAGTTAATTATTATTTCTGGGTCAAAGGACTAGATACCGTAGCAGTTAGCATAGGAAAATCTAATAGTGTTATTAGCATTACCGCCGCAATTGAAAATCCACAGAGTCAAGGAATTCCCTACGTTGAAATATTACAAAACAATGCAGTGGCTTTGTACAACGTTAATAACTTATTAACTGGTAAAAATAGTGTAGTACACCTTGGTAGCACTAATGGAGAAACACAATTAATACATAGCGAATACGCTTTGGTGCAAGAAGGAAATCCGCAAAGTCAAATTCCCAATACTATTTTAAATAAGCTAGTTGATAGTTTAGCTGGTATAGATCGAATCGGTCAACCGGTTCCAGACCCAACACTACCTCCGAGCCAGGCCTATGGTATTAGCATACGTCCACGACAAACAATGATAATGGATCAAACACGAGCATTGGCTAATTATTTCAATTTGGTAAACAATTATTTGATATCATATCCAGTGGTTGAGCGCAAAGTATTAACTACATTGAACAGTAGTGAATTGCCCCCGTCGGCAGATTCTGATAACTATGATTTTACAGTAGCAACATTTGAAGAGCTGGGATACATTAGCCTGACAGGCAAATCTTTGGGTTATAGAGTATTAGTCACTAGCGATATTACAAATTTAGGTAAGTGGGCAATTTATACATTAGGTATTGGTAATACCTGGACTATAGCAACTCGACCAGACTTGACACCGTGGGTACAGTTATATAAAACTAATTTATATTGGACCTACGCTGACTGGTATGATTATACGCAATACAATCCAACCTCAACAGCTACAGTAATAGTGGCCAATAGATTAGAGTTAGGTAAATTAACACTGGTTGCTGGCGAATCTATTAAAGTATTAGACAATGGTAACGGATCTTTTGTAGTGTATCTAGTTGATAGTTCACTAAATTTAATTTTAGTTGGTATCCAACACGGTACTATACAGTTAACAACAGGAACAATACCTGGCCGTGAACTGCGTCAAATTTTAACGGCAATGCAAAAAGAAATATTCATTGATGATTTGGCTGCAGAATACAATAACGTATTCTTTACCATGATTAAGTATATTTTAACTGAACAGAAAAATATTGATTGGGCGTTTAAAACTAGTTTTATTAGTGCTACACAACAAATACGTAAGCTAAAACAATTCCCTGCGTACATTCCAGACAATCAAAGTTTCTATTTAGATTATATCAATGAAGTTAAACCATATCGTACTGTAGTACGTGAATTTATTGCTGACTACGTGGGCAACGATATCTACAATGGCGACACTACAGACTTTGATTTACCGGCATACTATGATGCTAACTTACAAATGTATCGTAGTCCAAGTGGTGAACAATCATATGACAGCACTATAAGAAGTCAAGGGGTATACAGTCAGTGGAATCAAAATTACAAATATCAAGTTGTTGATATTATTGTAGAAAATTCTGGCACAGGATTTGCCTATCCGCCTGACATTGCCCTAATGGGCGGTGGCGGGTCTGGAGCCACAGCTTATGCCGAATTAGATCAGTACACTGGTATCGCTTCTATAATAATAACCAATCCGGGCACTGGTTACACCAGCACACCTACTGTTATTATCAATGGTGCTGGCACTGGCGCAGTTGCTCGCGCAGTATTACGTAATGTCTACGACGGAAATAGCACAGGGCATAATGTAGTTCGCAGTATTGAAACTACTATGAAATTTGATCGTACTACCTACACTAATTCAAATACTTTTGTACAATGGAATCAAGTAACGGCCAATCAAGTTATAGCAGCCAATTGTATAATTGTACTAAATGAAACTTTTTATAAAATTGATCATGACTATACCGTGGATGGTAATTTAACCTTCCCAACAACAGGATTAACACCAGTCCCCGCCGACCAATTCAACAATGCCAATGACAGAATCATTGCTTATAAAGGTAACGTTGATTTAAGAAATATTGGTGATGGAATTACGTATCCTGGGGTAATATTAGATGGTAATACTTACGTTGGGTCTGAATATGACAATTTGGTACAAAATTTCTTTACTAGCAACGTTGGCGTAGATCCAAGTAGCCTGGTGGTTGATGGCGGCAAATACGTTGGAACATATAGTAGTCATGCCCCTGAAGAATTAGTGCCAGGGCGTATGTACGATGCTTTATCAATGACAGTTTATCAAACTGACCAAATTGGATTCAGAGTATTTGAGGATATGAATCAAAATCCTATCTACTATAGAATAGCAGAAGCAAACACCACAGTACTAACTAGCAATTTATCATTAACCGATTCAAACATACATGTTATCAATGCCAGCGTACTTCCTGAGCCCAACCCAGCATCAGCAATTCCTGGTGTTATTTTTATCAATGGCGAAAAGATTGTTTACTATGTACGTGACACAGTCAATAATCTCCTGGGACAAATACGTCGTGCTGTTGATGGTACTAGCCCACAGGTAACACACGCTATTGGTAGTCGTGTTGTTGATGCCAGTATTAACCAAGAAATACCTTACTCTGTAACCTCAGCATACGAATTAGTTAGTAATACTGGATTCCAAACAACAGAAACACAATTTGTCACATTAGGCCTGCGCTTAACTGGAAACATCAGTGCCAATATTGGTGATATAATTCAACAAATAGATGCTAATACTCAAGTCGTTGCCGGCACATTTAGAGCACTAGAAACAGTTAGTAACGTAACAGTATTGCCTGTGTCTTTAATATCAGGTACCGTTACAGGATTAGGTGATGTATTTGATAGCGCATTAGGATTTGATGAAACAGGATTTGATAATGTTATTAGTCCAGTTTATGTCAATGGAGAACCAACAGGTACTTATGTAAGAGCTCCGTTTATTTTGGCTAATCCTCAAAATGATCCGAACCTATTAGGACTTAATGGTAAAATTTATGTATTACCGGGTCGCCGTATGGAAAACGGCAACATATGGTATAATTCGGGCATCAATACAGCAACAGATGGACAAGGATTAATCAACAGCGTTACGGCTGCTGGGTTATTCTTAAAAGCCAGCCCTAGCTTTAGCATACCACCAGGAACTGCACCATGATAAATATTGATACATCACAATCGATGAACAAAACACAAGAGGAAAAAGCAGTGGAAAATACACAAAACCGCCCAGACGAATCATCTGGCATCTATGTCAGAGGACACATCAAAATTTTTGATCCAGAATCTGGAGAAGTGTACATTGATAAATCTAATGCCATTCACTACGAAAATCTCAGTGTAGCATTGGCTAGCAGTCTTGCCAATAAAAATCAAAATTTTATCTATGAAATGCACTTTGGCAACGGTGGCACCAGTGTAGATCCAACTGGTATTATTACATATTTGCCTACTAATACTGTGGGACAAACAGCTGGATTATATAATCCTACGTATTATAAAATTGTTGACAACACGTCTGGGTCAAATCCTGATCCTGCCAACAATAAAATGACAGTTACACATATTCCCGGAACTGTTTATACTGATATTTTAGTAAGTTGTTTATTGGATTATGGCGAACCTGCTAATCAAGAAAACTTTGACAATAGTCAAACTCTAAACGGTCAATATGTATTTGACGAATTAGGCCTGCGCGGACGTAGTGTTGATGGTACTAGCGGACTAGCTACAACAGGATTACTATTGACACACGTGGTGTTTCACCCAGTACAAAAATCATTAAATCGTTTAATTCAAATTGACTATACTGTGCGTATTCAAACATTAACTAATTTAAGTTCAATAGGATAACGACATGACGTATATAGTTAATAAAACCAACGGTGGTGTTTTAGCAACAATCCTCGATGGTACAACAAATACCGACACCGGATTAACATTAATTGGTCGCAATTATCAAGGATACGGTATAGTCCAAAATGAAAATTTTGTTCGACTGCTGGAAAATTTTGCTGATTCGGTGCCACCTACTGAAAACGGTGCGTTTGCTCCTATTGTTGGTACATTATGGTGGGACACTGGCAATCAGCGTTTAAAGATCTATAACGGAACTAGCTTTGTTGCTGTAAGTCCAATAACAGATTCAGTGACCGCGCCCACCAGCAACCGCATTGGCGACCTATGGTTTGATACTGCAAACCAACAATTAAATGTATGGAACGGTACTGATTTTAAATTAATAGGACCAGCATATTCTGTAGGTCAAGGTAAAAGCGGCGAATTTGTTGAAACATTTACAGACAATACTGGCAATACACATACGGTAGTGGTCGAGTATGTCAATGGCTCGGTGGTATCTATTTCTAGCCACGACAATTTTTTATTGGCAGCAACAACTTACGGATTTGATGTTATAACCTCGGGTATTAATTTACCAGGTAACAAAGTTATACAGGGCAATGTAAGTGTTGGTGGGTATGGAGAATTTAATGCAGACACAACAATTAATGGACAATTAATCATTAGTCCATTAAATGGTCTTACACCAGTACCTGGGTCGGGTATAATCGCTGGCACTACCAACATTTATGATATTGGTACACCAGTTAAAAACTTTAGAAGTCTTTATTTGGGCGGAAGTTTGGTATTAACTGATGCTAACATATATTTTTCAAACAAATCTTTAGTAATACAAAATAAAAATCTTGATGGCGGACTTGATGTTTTTGTAAACAGTTCAGTATCGGGTAATACTTGTGTGTTGTCGGTTAACGGGCAGACCGGATTAGCTTCAGTGGCCAACGATCCCACAGTATCAATGGGCATCGCAACAAAAAACTATACAGACAACTCAATTGCAGCGGCTAATAATACATTATCGACAGCTATCAATCAAACTAATGCCGATTTAGCGGCGCTGGCATCAACAGTTAATGTAGATGTTGCTGGCCTGACAACGCTTATTAATACCAACGTTAATCAAATCAATGCCAATGATGCAACAACCAATGATAGCTTAACACAATTAACTAGCCGAGTTAATAGAAATGAAATATCTAATAATAGTAACATTGCCAATATCTATTCAACATATGATAGTGTTAATAGTACCGTTAGAACGTTGGCACCTATTAATAGCCCAGCATTCACTGGAACACCAACAGCAACGGTATCTATTGCTGACGGCGATAATACCACACGTCTTGCCACAACTGCTTTTGTTACCAAAGGCATTGGTGCACTGTCTACTACATTATCAACAGACTATAATACAAAAATTAATACCTTAAGTGGGTCAACAACTAGTAGTTTAGCACTTAAGGCAAATATTAATAGTCCTGCATTTACTGGAAACCCAACTGCTCAGACTCCGACGACTGGTGATAATAGCACTAGATTAGCAACTACGGCATTTGTCAATGTATTAACAGTTGACTATAATGCAAAATTTGTGTCGGCGGCATCTGACACAGCAACAAATCTAGCAAATGGTCTGGCACTTAAAGCAAACATCAATAGCCCAATATTTACTGGTACACCAAAAGCCCCAACTCCAACTACCGGAGATAACAGTACTAATTTAGCAACTACAGCATTTGTTGCCGGGGCAGTAGGAGCACAAAAATTTAATTATACGGTATCTACTAATGTTCCAACAGGCGGCAACAATGGCGACTTTTGGTTTCAGATAGGATAATTGATGGCCCGTGGAATCTTTACTAAACAGAATGGTGTTTGGAAGAAAGTTAACATTCCTTCTGTTAAAGACCATACGGGTGCTTGGAAACCGTTGCTAGGCGGCTTTGTTAAACAAAATGGAGTTTGGCGCCAATTCTACCCTGATAATGTTATTGCTTCGGTATTAATTGTTGGAGGTGGTGGCGGTGGTGGTATTGGCTACGGATGGGAAGGTGGTGGCGGTGGTGGTGCCGGTGGAGTTATTAGTTTTGCTAATTCAATATTAAGCACATTGCCCGGAACAACATATCTTGCTATCGTGGGGGCTGGCGGCGGTGTTAATACAGCCGGCAGTCAAACAACATTTTCATCTGCACCAGGATTTATTGCTCTTGGTGGTGGAGCAGGCGGCAATGGCAATGGAGATACTCCTCCGGGCGGTAGCGGAGCTAGTGGTGGTGGCGGATCTGGATATGATTATCCGCATCCAGGTGGTAGCGGAACAGCCGGCCAGGGTTATCCGGGCGGAA